CATATCCTTTAATATAATCTCTGATTTATTAAAAAAGGTAATTACATTAGACTGAGCATTATAATTATAGTGTTTCTTACTCTCTATACCCCATAATTTACATACCTCAAAAAATGTATTTAATGTAGTTTTTTTAAGTGAGTCTAATTTAGACCTACCCATTAGATGTCTGGTCTCAGGATATTTTAAGCACATCATCAATAGGTATGCACATCCTAAAAATGATTTACCTCCTCCTGCTGATCCTCCATATAGTATCTCATTAGTATTAGTATCAAATAAATACTTTAATGCTTTCTTTTGTTTATGTGTAAATGATGGCTTAATATTCAACCCCATCTATATTAATATCTATCTTTATAGGCTCATCCTTACTGCTTATATCAAGCTCAGACCTCTCTATATACCCTCTCTGCTTACCTCTACATTTTAGATAAAATATAGTAGCTGAGGTATTACCATCTGCTATCTGTCTATGTAATGATGTCTCTACAAAATCTAATGCTAAATTATTAATATCCTCTACCTGGTCCTTAAAGTCCTTATCCTCTTTAAGCCATTTATAATATGTAGCTCTAGGTATGTCTGCTGCCTTACACGCTGCACTAACTACTCCCAGGCTATTCTCTAGAGCCGCTAACATGCTCTCTTTTTTTATGTGCCTACTTTTGTCTATACTCATATAATATAATAGAATTTTTTACATTTTATTTTTTAAGTCCTCAGGAGTAGGTAATAATATACCTAATTCGGTCTGGCTCCATATCCTTATCTGCTCTATATAGTCATTAAATTCTCTCCTATCCATTGTCTTAGTATCCTCTATCATAAACTCCCTTTTTAGTAAATCATGTATCTCATGAGGATAATAGCCTAGCTCACTGCTAAGGATTTTAACTATACACTTCCAATAATAATTATTTTGTTTATGGCTTCTCTGCATAATCGGATTTATATTTATCCCATACTTTCATAGGATTACTATGCTGCGTATCATCTGTATCTCTATGTATATCTGGCATCCCTTTATACTCATCTGTAATTACTTGCTCCATATACTCCTCACAGCAGTAAGCGTCTTTACAAACTAACTTATTATTTACTGATGTAAATTTTACCTTATACAGATCAGTAGTATTACCGCATATATTACATACAAATTTCATTTTTTATATTTTCTTATTTTGTATAATATATATCCTATTGTAGGAGTGCCTAAAATTATAGTAAATATATTAGGATGCGGCTCTCCACAAAATCCAAATATATGTCTAATAAATTCAGTCATTATATTTTTTCTAGATATTCTAATAATTGCTCAGGCGTGTATATTCTTAAATCATTTGTAGGTATATGATATAGATGTGTAAATGTTTTACTATTTTCATCAAAAGTCCAAAGAGCTCTAATTTTCTTATTTATTTGATTTTTTAGTATCTTTTTTATATTCTTGTATTTCATAGTCTTTAAGGTTTTTTAATAGTTTATTATTATTTATACGCATACTTATCCCTCTCTCTATTTGTGTAGCTATATATATACCTATTACAATACCTACTCCCATTAATATTATACATTCCATGGCGTCTTTTTTTGTGTTAAATAACTTCTCTCTTGTATTTCATCTTTATACTGCCATCCCATTTGTAACTCCCATCCTATATCATCTCTAATTATTTCAGGCATTACTATTTTACCATCTACAATTATAGATTTTTTCTCTACCCTGGTCTTTTTTCTACCCGCTCCTTTCCAATTATTTTTTTTCATTATTCATCTGCTTGTCTATATATTTTATCATCTCCTCATCTGCCATCTCCCATAAATATAGCTCAATAGTCCAATATAAAAATTCAAATGTAATCCATATACCCGTAAGCTTAAAATTACTAGTAATCCTCCTCCAATCAATAGATATAGATGGTATTAGTCTTAAGCTCCTAAAGTAAGTCCATGTCTGTAGTCTCATATTATTTATTTTTATTATTAATAGTCTTTTGTATCTCAAATTGTATATGATGTATAGCTTTTTTTAAGTCCTCTATTTTTTTATCAAATATTGTAATACCCTCCTCTGTTTTTTTGCCTGCTCTTATAAGATATGTAGTAGCAGTAGCTATATGATACGATAGATTAAAATTATCGCATACCTCTCTAGCTGTATAATTATTATCTCCTTTGTAGTAATCAGGTATCTCTAATATCCCTAGCTCCTCCTTACTTAATAACATTTTAGGATTTATATTATTCATTTGTTTTGTATTGTCTAGGTTTCTATCAGTTTCCCAATATGACTCATGCTTATCTGCCCTGACCTCTATATTTTTTTTTGTATCCATTTTGTCCTCTGCTTGCGTTTTTACTATGTATGCCTTTGCGTTTCTTACGATTTTTCTTAGTATGTATTGTAATTTTCTTAGGCATATTTGTCTATTATTTTCATTAATCCATCATGTATAGTCTTTAAGCATGTGCTACAATTTGTAGTAGCCTTATATTTTGCTCCATAAATAGTATTATATATCTCTACTACTTTCCTTTTAGTTTCATGATTTTGTAATCTTTTAGCTCTTATCTGGTCCTCTAATTCTAATACCCTATCTATTAAATCCTGAGGTAAATTTTCATTAGTTATATTTGACTTTACTGCTTCCCATTTTTTTGGAGTATCTGCACAGCTCATATTACTAATAGCGGATTTAATTCTCATAAAACATCCACAAATTTTACAATTACCTAATAATGGTAGATAATGCTCACATGATCTGCAGATTTCTAATCTAGCTGTATGTAAATCTTTAGTTACAAAAAAATTACTCATCTGATAATACTTTTTTAAGATGTTTCCTTACATTGTCTAGAGTAGTAAATAAACTATTACGGCTTATTTTAGTTTTTTTAGCTAGACTATCTAATGTCTCTTTTTTTTCTACATTGTAATATAGTTTATATACATCCCTATCATACCAATACATTTTATCTAGCTCCTTATCTATTTTCTCAAAATACTCCCATGTCTCTGTCTGGCTAGTTTCATATACCATATTATTAACTCTCTTTTTATTATGAGCTGATACATCATCAGACTTTACATCCTCTCTCACTATGTTTCCACTATCATCTATATTTTTATTATATTTTTTATATACATAATAAAATTTACTCCTAGGGCTTGTAAATGACCTCCTAAGAGCTACAGCTCCATATCTTATTAATCCAATTTTACCATCAGATTTATATATTTTTTGTAATGTCTCTTTATTCATATTTAGTAAATATATATATAATTCCTGCACAGCGTCCTCAGCTTCATACTTTTTATTGGTAAATTGTAGAGCTATACCTATGTAGGCGTCTCTCAGTGTAGCTAATATATTATATATCTCATTCATTAACAGGCTTTATCTTTTGTAAATCCTCCATTACTTTTAGACTAAACTGCCCTAATAATTCTCTATGTATCCTTAATGATATTGTATTGTCTTTATTCTCTACTCCTATTAATAATCCTGTTATCATAGCGGACATTTGTAGAGGTATTATCATTAAAAAATCATGCCAATTACCTGTATCTTTATTTTTACTATATTCATTATGATAATCAATAATAAAATTAGATACATCTATAAAATCCTTATACTTATCTATCTCTACTACCTCTCTTATATTTCTACAAATAGCGTCTAAATATGCCTCTATTAATACCTCATGCTCCATAGATGCGTATATTGGCTTTGTAGTCATGCACAAATATTATAAATAATTAGTATCATTTAATGTGAGATTGTAATTATTTATTAACCGCTTTTTGTTAGCTTATTAACTTTTTTCTTATACTTCTCTATCATCTCCTCATAATCTATCCTCATCATTTTTATAGTTTGTCTAGATAGCTCCTCTAATTCTTTTGCTGTGCCCTCCCCATACTTCTCATCTAATCTGAGACTATAGATATACTGATTACCGCTCAAATGAATATTACACCTATAACACTGCGGCATAACATTACCTCTATCATTCCATCTAGTTGCTAGTCTAGACCTAGACATAAAATGACCTGCATGCATACCTATTTTGTAATGGCTAATTTTATCGCATGTAAAACACTTTACTAATCCCTCAGGAGTAGCATCTCTGAGTCTGATGTATAGGCTAAAGATTTTATCTAATTCTTTTTTTAATTGAGATATTGTCTTTTTTTTAGCCATTAAAATAATTTAGTCTGATTTAATATAGGTCTTAATCTGTTATTAGCAATATCTACATATTTCTTACTAATCTCTGAGCCTATCCAATTTCTATCTAATTTATGAGCTGCTACTGCTGTAGTGCCGCTACCCATAAAACAATCATAAATAAGGTCTCTAGGCTTACTAAAGTAGTTAATAAAGTATTTAGGCATCCACTCTCCAAAGGCGTATCCATGTCCTCCATTATCTTTATTATTATTTACAGGTTTTATTATATAATTTTTTATCATGTTATCCCCAAAATTATTATATCCAAATTTTTTACCTATAGAGTCAGCTTGATAAGGACATAGACAAAATATATATTCATATCCATTACAGACCACTCCTCTACCTGTAGGATTAGGATTATTTTTAATCCATATAAAAGTATCTTTTAGATGTTTTTTGTATTGAGACATTATATATCCTGCAATCCCTTTACATCCTGCATACTCTCCTACATTCCAAAATACATATCTTTTACTGACTCTTAAGCACTCATCTATCCATATCTTAGTCTGATTAAAATACTCCTCTGTATCCAAATCATCAGTATAGGTATCATAATTTACATCAGGATTATTAGTATTACCTCTACTATTACCTATGTTATATGGAGGGCTAGTAATTATCATATCTATAAAATCATCCTCCATCCTAGACATAGTATCTAAATTACTCTCATTATATATCTTATTTACCTCCATTATACATATAAGGTAGAGTTAGCAAATACAGGTCTGTATAGTGTATAGTAATGCTCAGGCGCTCCATAGATACCTATTTTAGTCTCATTTGTTTTAATGATATGTCTATCATGCTGTAGATTACTCATAGCTCTCCTTATACTTGTAAGAGGTATATTTTTAGCATAATTTATAGACCAAAGATTGTATATTTCTGAGGCTGTAAATCTCCCTCCTCCCTGAAATAATTTATATACTTTTTGCTCTTGGTTTTTGTTTTTAGTTTTTTTCTGTTTTACAAAATCCTGATCTTGATTTGTAGTGTTGAAATAATTTTTTGATTTTTTCATAGTTTTAGTTATTAATTAATATTAAAATAATTTTATTTGATTTGTAATTTTTATGTATTTAGTATATATAACTATCATACTTGGAAACGGCGCGCTACCTTTTGATTTACCATTATCATTAGTAAATTTTAATCTCCCTTTTATATATATTATTTCTGCAATATTCCATATATATTTATGAAAATTTTTTGTATCAGTTCTGCATGGTATTAACATTACTATTAATTTAGCGTTTTTACTTTCTACATAACATTTTTTAATCCATAATCCCAAATCACTATAAGGAGGATTACAAAATACTCTCTCATTAGTCCAATCTTTTGTAAGTCCGCTATTTTCTTTTGTGTAATACTTTTTGCATTTATAATTTTTATCATTAGCTGCGGCGTCTAATGTAAAATTATATTTTTTATTTAATTTATTAAATAAATCTAATGGAGTGCCCCAATCATCTGAGTCCATGCTTGTTGCTACTTTTACATATTGAGTAATTTTTTTTTGATTCATTTTATATACTTAATCTGATTACCTATTAATTTTAATCCTGTGCCGTTTTTAGACCTATATATTAGTCTTTTATCTCTCCTCTCAGGTTCTTTACTCTCCTCTCTCCATATTAGGTCTCTATGTTTTTTAATCCAGGAGTAATAAGTCTGCACATTCAAAACAAATTTTACATCATCTGTATCCCTTACTCCATATCTAAAAGACATTATAATTGACTCCCAATCCATATTACCAAAACTCTCTAATAAGTCTGTAGCTAGACTCTTACTTAATACTACCTTAAAATCTGTATCCTTTTGCTGCCCTAATTCTACTAATGTAAGACTAATTAAGTCTAAACATTTGAGGCATAGGTCCTTATATTCTATGTCTTTTATTTTCATAATAGCGTTACTATTAAAATTCCTAATACTATCCAAATGATGATAGCTATTAACATTAACTTTACTTCTTTTTGCTCCTCTTTATTATCCATTATAATTTATTTAATATATCTCTAGCCTCATTATGACTATCAATATGATTATTAATTGATGATTTTTTATCCCATTTTTTTGAGTTTTTTTGCCATCTTAATAGCCTCCTGTATATATCAAAAGTCTTTTGCTTCTCAAATCTCATTTTTGTGCCGCCTACCTCACTCCAATACATATAAAAATCCTCTAATATTTCTATACTAAAATCATTTTTATAACTTAAAATTTTACTCTTAAATTTTGCATCTCTTATAGATATATTATTATTTGATTTTATTGTATTATTATTATTAGGCTTTGCTTTTTTAACTGCTTGCTGTTTAGTTTTTTTACTGCTTGTAGTCAAAAATTTTAATATCTTATCATGGTCTATCTTAAAATGTAATTTAGATGGCATCCCTGATAGTTTTGTCTTTATAAATTTCTGATCCTGGAGTATTTTTACAGCTTCTCTTTGCTTGTATTTAGATAATGTAGTATCTTTTATTATATTATCTGATGTATTAAAAAAGTATCCATCTACTAATCTATCATTATCTATAAAGTATCCCTCTTTTGATATAAGGTCAGCCAATAAGATAGAGGCGTCTATCCCTATCTTACTAGCTAAAAACTTATTTACTACTAAAAACGCTGTGCTACTGAGTATATTTCTCATAGTCTTATATCTATTTTAGCATCATACTCATTTAGACAATATTGCACTCTATTTAATGTATTACTAAAATCTCTATAATTTGTCTGTATATCTGTATGCAAATCATTAAGCTTAATAGTAATAAATACCTTGCCTGCTTTATTTTCTACAATACTACCATTTTTTAATATGAAATTTTTTAACTCTGTATTGTCTTTAATATCTACATTTTTAGTCTTTTTATGGTCTGATATTGCAATTACAATCTCATTAAATAAATTTCTATACTCAGACCAATATTGATAGTTTTGCTCGTGCGTTTTTTCATAATGATATACACTGCATCTATCATGGTCTAATACTTCTGCTATAGTTTCATAATGTATGCCTCTCTCATATCTAGCTATATTACTTACTACCATCCTAGGTAATAAAATATTTTGCGTTCTTACTTTCCTAGACAATGACTGAGGAGGTAGGTTACATAGCTTCTCAGCTATGATTACCATTTTCTCTACCTCATCTACATCAGTAACTCTATTTTTATCATGTCTAATGTATTTCCTCATAATTAAAATGGCATATCATTAGAGTCCTCAAATGCTGATACAGGAGTATTAGGCTCTATAGGTTTCTCTACAGGCTTCTCATCTCTTAAAATATCATTTACTAGCTCATTTTTAAGCCTAATTATATCATCTGTATTTACTTTATGCCCCTGCCCTATATATGCTGCTGATATAGTAGCTGCTACTTTTAGACATGCTAGCTCTGTAATCTGTTTATTGTTTTTAGGCGCTCCTCCAAATGACTTAGTAAATCCTCCCTCAGGCTGTGCTGCCTTAGCTTTTACATATTCCTGCTGCCCTACATCTCCTACTATTTCATAGGTAATATCCCACCCCTCTAGCTGGTCTTTTTTCTTACCTATATTAATTTTATCTCCATTATCCATTACCAAATCATGATAGATAATAAGTCCCTTAGGTCCTTGCCACTCTTTTTTATTACTTACTTTACTGATTTTTGCTGTTTTTATCATTTTATTAATTTTAATATTTAGATACATTTAAGGCTGTATCATTAACCTATATTAGTCTAGCATACTCATCTCCTCAAAAGGCTTTTGAGTATTATTATTATTATTAGGTATATATCTGTAAGTGTTTATACAAATATTAGTATCCTCTAATGCCTCCTCTGTAGCGCTAGATGCGTGGTCTAGACATGATATACAAATACCTACCTCAGTTAATATAGCCGTGCAACAATAACTATACTCCCTACCCTCCTCCAATTCATCATAGCATCCCTCACATACATCCATATCCTCATACTTAGGCTCCATATCGCATAGTCTGCAATTATCTGGCTCAGGTCCATCCCAATCAGTAGGATCATCCCCATAACTATTATGTGTAGCGTCTATCCAATCTCTCTCATTCATGACTGCATCATTTTAATTATTCTATTTACCTGCTTTTGGTCTCTTATAATAGATGTAATAGCTTCTCTTAAATCTTTTGCTGCTGACTCATATCCCTCCGCTGCTCCTGCAAAATAACGCTCTGATGATTTGTAAAGATTTCTACTATCTCCCTCAGTGCCATTATAATAATTACGCTCCTCAATTTCGTGCTCTCTTAATTTTTCTGCTGTATTTTCAAATATAGTAGCTGTAGAGTTTAACTTATCATATACAATATCTACATCAAATTTACCTATAGCTTTTTGTATTTCTTTTTTAGTCTCAGTAATATCTATCATATCTGTATTACTATTGTCTATACGCTCTGTTTCTGCAATCTCTTGCATTAATTCATTAAATCTATCATCAGACATACCTAATGATTTACATTCTTTTTTCATAGTTTAAGTTATTGATTAATAATGATACAAATTTACAATATATTTTTGATTAACACAATTATTAACATAATTATTATCAAAGTTATTAACAAAAGTTATTAACAATATATAATATTAGATTTAAGATGTTTTATGTAGTAATAGACTAATTATATAGATTTATTATAAAAGTCTCTTAAAAGGTCTTATTTTAAGTCTTATAGGTATTTATAGAGGCATTAATACATTAAATGCAGTCTTACCATTTTCTAGGCATAATCCTACTCCTATAGCTGGCTTTTTGCCGTATTTAGCGTAAGCCATAGCATAGCTCTCATGATCTATACCGCATCCTGTCTGTAATCCAAATACTCTATAATTTTGACCTACATAATGCTCTGTATAGCATTGAGTATGTAGATGCCCCTGTATAGTGTTTTGCATGTCTGCTCTGCATTTAGTCCTTGCTGTGCCTCCCTCTCCATGTATATACTGCACATTATCCTGCACATATCTCTCAGTAAAAGTCCATCCAGGCACCTCTAATACCTCTTTATATGACTTAATCCATTTTTTAGGTATATTAGATGTCTGAGCTTTACGCATTACCATCCTATCATGATTACCTATTATTACATGAGCTTTAGGAAACGCTTTATACCATCTAGCTATCCTTTTTATAGCTAGGTCTAGCTCATCTCCTCCTGATAGTCCATCAGGATTAGTCTCATGGTATGATGAGTAATGATTATCTATAATATCTCCAATGAAAATTACCTGATTACATGCGTATTTATTGTATTGATTTATACAAAAATCTAAATAAGAGTCTAAACAAAAAGGCTCATGCAAATCTCCAATTACTAATACATTCCTAGTATCAGATTGGCGCATCTGCATAAGCATTTCTATTTCTTTTTGATTAAGTCTGTAGCGGTTATCCCTCATTAATGAGTGCCACCATTTTTAGTATTATTAGGTATTATCTTATTTAATAGCCATAAAATTTTACCTAAAATAGTATTATCTTTGTCTGTAGGAGTAATCCTTACTACTACCTCAAATACTGCTACTAATGCTAAGACAATCTCTTGCCATGTTACATTATCCATTTTTATTTAGTTTTGATTAATAATTAATTGATTATCTTTTGTAGTGCCAAATTACATTCTGCTGGCGCGTTTCTGATATATCTACATGCACAAAATTAGAGGCTATACCTATCCTGGTAAATCCTGCTAATAATAAGCTATTTATAAGCATCCATCTATCTCTGCTACTACCTATATGTAAATCAGCTGCAATACCCTCTGTATGCGGGCTGTTTTTTGCTACTCCTGTCTTATATCTCTCTGCTAATTCCTGCTGGTATGCCTCAGACCTATATCCTGAATTTACCTTTATACCCTTGCCGTATATCTCTCTAGCCTCATCAAGCATGTCTATAAACTCATCAGACATAAACTCCTCTCCTGAGTTCGGTAATCCAGGCTGATTAAATTCTGAGTAAGTAAAATACTTAAATTTCATTTTTTTTTACATTCAGATTTGCAGTATCCTAGGCAAATAGTTTTACCTGTTATGTAGTATATTAAGTTACAAATAAATTTTATCATTTCTTTTTATTTTTTTGGTAATGTGTATGCCATCTATATATAGTATATCCTATAGTAGCTAAAAGTAAAACAATTTTTAATATCATTTCTATATCCGCTAAGGTAGTAGCTGTAATTATACTGCTATTTATTACTAATACCTCTCCTATCTCCTGCTTTACTCTTTGTATTGGCATTTTTTATATATTTTTTTAAGGCTAATTCATTTTTAGCTTTAGGTTTGTATGTCTTTTGTCTATTCATTAATCAGTTAAATCAGGAGTTAAAAAATCATCTATAGTCAATCCTCTTTTTTTCTCAGTTTGTATCTCTAAATTTAGACCAGAGTAATATGCCGATTTTGTAGGGCTAAGATCAGCTCCTGATGATGTGCTATATTCAGGAAAGCTAGCAGTATTATGCTTTAGATATCTTATCATTCTCTCCAAATAAAACTCAGCCGTGTTAATAATCTCTTGTCTTAAATCTTTATACTCCTCATTTGTTAATGCTTGTAAATTTTCTGATGTTTTTACACCTATACCATTATTAGATATTCTCACTCTCAAAAATGGCAAACATTGATAGAAAGCAAAATGCACCAAAGTATCCATAATATAGTCCTCTGTAAGCGTCTTATAAGCTCCTGTAAGAGAGCCTGCGGTAATTTTAGTCTGTAGAGCCTCAAATAAGTCTGTGCCTAGCTTAGGCTCAATATAAATACGCTGGCTGGTTTTTAGATATGGTAAAATAAAGTCCATATCCACTGCTCCTCCAATCGCTGTAGAATTTTTTAGCTTTTCTTCTGATAAAAATAACACATAATTTGCCATACTATATTAATTTTTTCTACCCTTATTAGGCATGTTTATAGGCGCTACTGATACCTCCTGCGCATTCCTAGGTAATGATACACCTCTACTCTTTGCCTCAGTGCTAGATATTATATCATCTAAATTACTAGGCTTATCTCCTTTTTTAGTTACATATACTCTCCTATACCATGCATGATAACAATTAACTCCTCCTTTCCATTTCCATATAGAGTAAGTATCAGAGCCCCCTGGTCCAAATCCTGGATTTACCGCCTGAGTTCCCATCCTTATTATATCCTCTTTACGATATGATTTATTTGCCATTTTCATAGCCTTACAAAAGTCTCTCTCTCCTCCTGGTCCTGTATATACATATCTTACTCTGTATAAATCATCTTTATAGTCGGTCTGTTTAGATGTCTGGTCTTGACCTGATCTAGCACTAGGAAACGCTCTCCCTGAGCTTGCTAATTCAATTCTAGTTAAATTATGTAGCTCATTCTCAAAATTAAAAGTATCATCCTCATCTACTACCTCAGTCTCTGAGTATAACTCCCACTCATCCTCATTTAACTCCTCTCCTAGACTTATTAGCTCCTGTAAATCTTTATTTATTTTAGATAGTGTAGTTGCTGAGTCATGATTTTCACATGGCATGTAATATGTTTTACCATCCTGCTTATGCTCATGGTATCCCTTACATCCTATCCTCTCAGCTTCTGCCTCTGCCTCCTCTATAGTTTCAAATAATGGCTGATTATCTATCTCTCCTACTTTCTTTAATTCCTCATTAGAGGTATCCTCAGACTCCTCTAATTCAGGTAAGCCGAGCTCTTGTCTTATCTCATTGGTAGTCATGACGCTCCTCATGTCCTCAATAGTAAATTTATTAGTTACTGGCTTAGCCTGCACAAAACACAAAGGCAAATCAATATCATTTACTCTAAGTATTTTAGATAATGTCTTTAATATCTGTTTTTGGTATCCAATAATTACACTATTTAGGTATAAATCAAATGCCTCAGTCATCTCCTGAGCATTATTACCTAATCCTCCTCCTGTATCTCTTATACCTACTAATAATGGGGATGTAATTCTATGAGCTGTAAGTATGTTTTTTTGTATTAAATCCTGTAGAGCTAAATATTGCTTATCTGCATTACTCATCTGTATAGGAGTTATTTGAGGAGTCCTAGTATTATCATCTGAAAATGTTAATATTACCTTACCTGCATTATTACTGCCCTGAAATTTAGAGGATAATGCTCTCTCTATCTCTACTCTCTCCCTCTCTGTAGGTATCCCATTTGCCATACTCACAAAATAAGTTCCTGAAAAATTATTCTGCACATTTGCTAAATGATACTCTGCAATTTCAGACTCTATAAGACACCAATTATTGCCCGCTAAGTAATCAGGTAAATAATACGCATCCATACCAGGGCTATAACTACCTGTATATAATATTTGACTAGGGCTAGTCCTATTATTAGGATTAAATGCTGGCACAGGCACTGGCTCATTTTCTCTAGTATTAGTCCAATCAGCAGATACCCAATAAGTATCTATCTTACCCATCTCATTAGGCTTCCCTACTCTTACCCTCTCCATGCTTACATGATGTATCTCTGAGATGGATTGTCTATCCTGGCTATATATAATATTTAGACAATACCCTCCCTGTAGCTTAAAATCAAATGCGCATTTTCTTATAACTTCATGTAATGACTCATTACCATTAGCATTTTTCATAAATTGTGCTAATTTAGACTCTGCCTCTACATTATCTGTATCCTCTATAATTATATCCTCTCCTGCTATCATCTCTGATGTAGCATTAATAATAGCGGCATTGCTAGAGCTTGAATAATATAGATCAATTAAAAAATTAGGATAAGTATTTATCCATCCCTCGCCACTATACTCTATCCAATCGCTAGACATTTTCTCTTTTATAGTAGGCGCGGTCTGAGCCTTAAAGTCTATATTTAATATTTGTTTTTTTGGTTTTTTAGTAGCCATATTATTTTAATTTTATCCTAATCCTCCCTCTACTTCTATACTCATTAGATGCTCTGATAGGTTTTTAGCTAATTCATCAGACTGCTTATTGTAAGCTACAAACTCAAATATATTACCATTAAAGAAATTAGTAGGCGCGCTACTACCTCCTCTAGCTCCTATACTATCTATCTCTAAATCTCCTGCTGAGGTTGCTGTATTAGTCTGCTTTGCTCCATCTACCCATACCTCTACTAAGTCTGAGCTATTTCTACATATTACTATATGATGTAATGTAGCAGTATTAAATCTACTAGCCTCATCAATATCTATTGTCTTTTGACTCCCTGAGGTTTTTATACCTATAGTATTAGTATCATTTATCCTAAGCCATGAGTCAGTATTACCATTTGTAGTATCTCCCCATATTACATCATTAGTAGCAGTAGTATTTATTACAAATTTCATACCTACACAAAACTCATCAGATATAGTAAGCTGATCCCCTGTAATCCAATTATCTGTGCCATCAAATTGTAATGATGCTGTTTTAGCTCCATCTGCTACAAATTGAGGCTTATATGAGTCTGTAGTTTGCCCCCAAAATTTAGTAGAGCCTGATAAATTATCATTCCATTTAGATACTAAGCCTGTCTCTCCTAATAATAATCCTGTATTATAGACTAAATGAAATATAGGGCTATCCTTTGTAGGATTCCAAATATTATTACTGCTTAATCTCATTATAGAGTATCATTTTTGTATATTAATGCTAATCCTGAGCTAATTGTAATAGCTGTAAAAGATAGATATAGTGTAGTGCCCGCTGGATAAGTCTGATGTAAATTTGTATCAGTTCCGCTTACAGCAGTGCCAGTATCTAAATTAGTAACTACACTCTGTATAGGAAAATGCACCGCATAGCAGTCCTTACCTGTTACTGCACCTGTGCCTGATACTACTATCTCTACTCCTCCCTTACCTAATTGCTCTGCTAATAACTCTTGTATTGTATCTCCCATAATTTTTTAATTTTTTAATCTGTATATAAATAATTTGTTGTTGCTGTTTCTGATGTTTCTGTATATATTACCTGCTCACTTCCTATTGTTTCCTGAATTTTCATTTTACCTCTATGCACTAATCCCTGCACTACTCCATTATTATTATTTACTGCTAATACCTCGGTCTCAGTTTCTGGCGCTGTAGATGATGTAAGAGTCATAGTGCCTATCCATGATACCTCATATATTTCATAAGTCCAAAATCCATAAGGCTTAAAATTTAATATACCATTAAAAAGATTTTCAGTGCTACTATGAGCTATTGCAAATGTAATACTCCTATCTGTTTTTGCTGATAAATGAGGATAGCAGTATTTTACATCCTTAGTTGTATCATGTGTAAATTTAGCTAGGTATTTTATATTAGCCTGAGCTACTGCTGTATTAATTCTAGACTCCTCTACACTTATTTTAGCCTGTATAGTCTGCCCGTAAATTCCATTTATCATATAGTATAATAGAAATATTACCTATTTATTTTGGATTTTGTTAATATCTAGAGCTTACCTCCTATAATATCAGTCTTTTTAGGCTTTTTAGGCTTAGTAGATTTTGTAAAATATTTTTCTAATCCCTTTAATTCTACCTCATCAGACTTTACTAGATCAAGCCTAATTATACCTCCTTTTGTATGTAAATCTACTCCCTGATATTCTTTTTTTAATTTATACATAATTGATATTTTTTAATATTATAAAAAAAGGAGGGCTAAATACCCTCCTAATTTTAACTTAAAACTAAACTACTAAACACATATATATAAAAATAGTATTTATGATAATACTAATCCCTGATATGTAAATGCTGAGTTATCTAATGGCGATGTAGTATAATCTGCTACTACTTGCATAGGATTAGGCTCCTGAGATTCAAAAGTCCAATCGTATCCATTCATATCTCCTAATGCTACACCTGAGACATTAGTTCCCGCTGATAATTCACATCCATTGTCTAATCCGCATGCTAAAACTATATTTTTACCTGCGCTATTTAGCTCATTAAGCTCTACAAAGATAATTAATCTTTGCTGACCTAATAATTTTATCTGATTCTGGTCCTCCTTAGTCAATTTGTGTAATTTGATATTTACTGATTGAGTATAGAAAATAGTTCCATTCTCGCTGTTGGCGTTTATGGTCTCTGTAACTCCTGCCGTGCCACGCTTTACTAAATACTTATAAATATCATCTCCACTACCTAAGTCAAAGTCAGTCAGCTCTCCTGAGGCTGCTACATATCCTGTGAGCTCACTATGTTGTGCAAAATATACTGCTTTTACACCTCCTACTGAGTCTCTACATCCTATGTTACGCCCTTTTGTTAATTCACATGCCATGTCTTTGATTTTTTTTAATTAATAATTGATTTTTTTATATTATTAGTCTAATCTAACAATATCTCCACCCTGAGCGTGCTGAGTTCCACCACTAAACTTAGCTACTACTCTAATATTTGAGCTTCCATCAATTTCAGACATATCTAGCAATTTTAAGGCTGGTCCATGGTCTGATACTAAATCAGTTCCAAAGAATAAATTTGACTTTTGACCTGCACACATTTTGTTGTCTCTCATACCAGGGCATACTGCTAATTTAATACCATTATACATAGGCACAAAAGTATCAGTCATAGAGTATAAGTTAGCATATCCTGCATCTGCCATATTTTGGATGTATAATCTATATGTAGCTGTGCTCATGTAGATAAATAAATCCTCTTTGCCCCATACCGCTGCTGGTATAGCTGCTGAGATAATTCCTAAATTCTCATCTATATTAGTAGATGTAAATGCAGTTCCTGCACCTCCTGAGTTGTCTGCCTCTACAATTGCTGTATCATTCTCAAAATGCCCGTTTCCATCAAGCCCCATAAATCCTGTAAATTCTCCTGATCCTGAGATGTTACCTTGCCAAATTTTAGTCTCTACATGGTCTGATATTACATCAGATAAGTAAGATACTACAAATGCTGCAAAATCATCTGCTAATCCATTATTGTGCTGCCCTGCTTTCATCTTAGCCGCCTGCCAATCAGCCAAAAGGCTAACTGCACACAAATCTAGGTTAATTTGTAGCGCCTCAGGTTGTAAAACTCGTTCCTCCAAAGTAAGAGTTCCTGCCTCATCAAAATTACATGATGCATCTACAATAAGTCCGCTAGAGCTAACCTTTGTAATATTACGCTTATATTTTACATTTTCTAATAGAGTCAAATACTCTAATGATTTTGTTGCATTTAAGGCACTTGCTATATACTGCCCCGCATGCTCTCCTGAGTAATTGCTGTTAATTGTTCCAAATCCCATAATTTCTGTTTTTTTATATTATTATTATTATTACTTATTTTTTCTTAAAGATAAATTATACCAATATCTACCCTTTGCATCTAATTTATGATACTCAGCTGGAGATAATTCCTGCACTCCTCCTGATCTGTTATTGCTAAATTTATTTAATTCTATACCATTTGTAGCTGGAGACTCAGATAATTCTTTTACCTTATCCTCAGTCTTTTTTAATTGAGATTTTAAGCTAGTTAATTCCTTTTTAGTAGCTTCTAAAATGACTCTAATGTGTTTTGCCATTGCTACCTCCTCTACTTTCTCCTCTATAATTGCTACTGCTATCTCTGCTGCTTGCTCTGCTACCTCAGGAGTAACTTCCTCTCCTGTAGCATCATCAATTGCTGCTGCTACCTCAGCTACAGCTCCTCCTACTTCATCAATTACCTCCTCTACTACTTCCTCTGCTGGCGCTTCCTCATACTTCTTTTTATCATCCTCTTTTTTCGCTTCTACTTCCTCAGTTTCCTCCTCAGTAGTTTCTGCTGCAGATACCTCTGCTACAATACCCTCCTCAGTAACTGAAATTGTCTCTCCATCAGCTGTAATATACTCTCCAATTGCTAGAGGCATAGTGCTACCATCCTCTGTAAGGACGCTAATATCTACTCCCGCCTCTAATTTATCAGCTGTAGATACTATAATTGTGCCATCCTCTAATTTGTTTTGATACTCTAAATTCACTACCTCTGCAGATAGTCCTAGAGCGTGTAAAATTTGTTTTTTAATATCCATGGTCTTTAATTATTTTTATATAGTATAATAGATTATTTTTTTACTTATTTGATTTTGGCTGTATTTTTAGTATTTCTGCTAGAGTTTCTAATACTTGCTCATCAGTGTATTTTTGCTCAGATAATTTAGACATAGCATTTACAAAAAATCCTTCAATACTTAGCCCTGTAAGTTTCCCTGATTTTAACTCAGACCAGGCAAAATCATTATTAATACGCATAGTTACCATCCATGTGCCTCTAGGTAGAGAAAATCCATAAAGATTAGATTTGTCTTTTTTAGTATCCTCTATAATCCATGACTCCATTACATATACATCATCAATATCTCTCTCATGCTCATAGGTAGCCTTATGCTGGTTTTGATATTTTAAGAACATCTCACTAGCGCGGCGTATGGTCGCTTCCGAAAAATAGACATAAAAATCCTTATCCTCATCTGCATTGTATCTATAAATTTGCTTATTAGGGATGAGGGCTGGGGATATTAATACTCTCTCCTCTTTTGTCTCTTTTGCCAATGTTAAATTATTTTTTTGTTTATTAAAAAACACTGCAGACTCCTGAATGGCTGGCTCAGAGACTAAACTGATTGCATCAATCGCTAACTCCTCATTTTCATCTGATATTACTAGCTCTACAATATCAAAATATTTCTTTTTTTTCTTTTTTGGTTTCATATCTTATAATAGATTTATTTATTATTTATTTTATAATGTGCTCCTCCTCCTAATATCAGCTAATTGGTCCTGACTATCAGTCATCTCATCAGTTACTACAAATGCCTTTAATGCTGGCTGAGTTCCCTGCGGTCCTCCTCCTCCCTGTAGTGTAAAGTTTCCTGATCTAGATGGCGCGCTTACGCTTTTTGGTTGTGGAGGAGGAGATGCGCCACCTCCTGCTCCTAATGCTGACTTTGCCTTTTTTACAGCTCCTATTACTGCTGCTATTTGTGTAGCGTAAAATATAGGAAACGCTAAGGCTGCTCCTGGTCCTGTAGCCTTTGCAGATTTTTGTGCAATATCTAATCCCTGTATAAATCCTAATCCTGTATTTATTGCTATTTCTGCTAGTGCTGCCGCTTTACTTGCTCTACTACCCTCAGCAAATAATCCACTTATCTCTCCCATTGCTCCTCCTACAGCATCTACAAAGGCGGTTTGTGCCTCTATTTTAGCGTCTCTAGTTTCATTTGTTTTGGCTATGTCCTCAGCTTCATGAGCGTCTCTTATTTCTTTTAATTTTAGTAGCTTAAGTCTCTCTAATTCCTCTGTAGCCATACCTAGCTCTATAGCTTGCTCTATTTTTTTATCAAATTCTCTCTCTGCATCTATTAACTCCATCTCTCTTACTCCTGTTTGAAAATCTAAAATCTCCTGGATTTTGTCTTGCTTCTCTTGCGCGTATCTCTCCTCTATTTTTGCTATAGCGTCCTCTCTATCTTTTACTAATTGCTCAGACTTCATCCCAAAATGCTCAGCCTCTGCTATTAAGGCATCATATTTACGCTGCACTGCTAATATTTCTTTTTGCTCTGCAGTTAAATGAGCCTCCTCCATAGTAGCCTGCATCTCTTGTAAAAATTTCTCTAATCTTTGCTGCTCCTCCTCTCTTGCTTTTTGAGCTGCTGCAGACCTTTTATCACTAGCGGCATTATCTATTGCGATTATTTCTAATTCAAATCCTGCGCGCTTCTCTTTTAGAGCGTTTAGACCTTTCTCCATTGACTCTAATTCTGCATCCATCTCTGCCTCAGTTTCTGATGCATCAAATCCTATTAAGTTTGCTGCTCCTCTTAAATAATCCTCAGTTAGTGTAGTAGCTTCCATTACTCCTAATTGAGATAGTCCATAAGTAACTGAGTCTATCATACCTAATAATAGAGTAATAGGAGATGATAGCATTGCTATAATACCCATAGCAATTTTTTCATTCCTTTTAGCTGCTGCTATTTGAGCTTTTGCTGTAGATTTTTGTCTCTCCATCTCTACCTCTGAGGCTGCTATAGCGGCGTCTATGTCTTTCATTTTTAGCTCTAATATTTCTCTCTGAGATTTACCTGCTAATTTTAATTGATTTGTGCTCCCCTCAGTTGCTTCTAAATTTGCTATAGCGGCTTCCTTTGCTGCGGTAGCAGATGCTAGCTGGTCTCTCATCTCTGATGATACTCCTGATGCTAGTCCTTTTATATCATCCCAATAAGCTACTAGAGTCCCTATAGCTACTACAATTAATCCAATACCTGTAGAGGCTATAGCTACCTTTAATGTTTTCATACCCTTAGAGGATACATTAGCAGATATACCTATCAATTTTAGTGCTCCTGAGTATAGAGTTGCTGCGGCTGCTGCCATTTTGTGTAGTTTTGCTCCCATTTTTGTCTGAGCTATTGCTACCTTTTCTAATACTATACGCTTTGCAGTAACTACATGTAAAGACGCCTCAGCCATCATCCTTACTCCCATTGCTATAGCTATAGCTCCCTGCACTTTTGCCTGTATTTTTTCTAGATTTTCACTCTCTATCCCTAATAGAGTCATAGCTCCCTGAGCGGCTACAAATCCTCCTGCTATACCCTCTCCCATTTTTAGAAACGCCTCCGCTTTTTGTTGAGGCTCTAATCCCTCCATTTGTTTTGTAAGAGTTTTTATCTTACTCTCAGTCTTTTGTATATCATCTGCTAGCCTCTTAAATGACTCTGATCCTAATTCTACATCCTCTATAGCATTTTTTAGAAAGCCTAGACTCTCTATTAACCCTCCTAAGGTATTTTGCGCCTTTTGCGCTTTCATTTCTATCTCTACTACACTTTTTGCCATAATTTTTATTTATTAAAAACTTAAGTCTGTTCTAAGGATATGCATATATAAAATTGCACTCCATTTATTTATAACATTATTTCTATCAGTTACTTTTACCTGTAAAACTCTCTGAGCTATACCCTCCTCATCTGTAATATCAGTTGCTGCTATTGTAAAACTACCATTTACTCCTAACTTTGCTATATTTTTAGTATTAAAATCTGTAAAAGTAGTAGAGGCTCTAGCTACTCTTACGCATTGCTGATTACGCCTGTATGAAAAATTACCCGCTGTGCCGCTTGTGCCTCCTACCTCTAGTCTAGATATATACATCTCTATCCCTATTATACTATTTAATGGTATTGGTATATAGTCTGTATATACTCCTGTAGCATCAGGCTGATTTACTAGAGCAGTCATAGTAGTCTGAGTATTATCTGTAGTCTCACAATTTAATATAATTGTGCTTAATTGACCTGCATTCATTACTGATGTAGCTGTATCAGCTATAGTATTAGTATTACTTAAATTATGAGCATTTAATACTGCCTCTCCATGTGTTCTACTTTCTCCTCCTATACCTGTTAATATTGCAGTGCTCTGTATATCTCTATTTACTATATGATTTACACCATTTACTAATATTAAATTATTATTACCTTTTGTCTCATTATTATATCCCTGCACATGATGCACATTAGTATCAGGATGTAATGTATTTTTACCTTTTACTGCTGTATTTAGTTTTATACTTTCTACATTTTGCTGAGGCTGAAACGCTACACACATACCATCTACATATCTATATCCATAAGCTTTACATGTTTTTTCATTAGCGTATAAGTTATTATTAGTGCCATCTGTAAATAACACTCTACCATCATCTTTTACCTCATTAGGCTTAATTGTATGTCCTTTTATAAAATCCATCTATAATAGTAATAATTCTACTGAGCTCATCTCTCCTGGTTTGTAATCTATTTTATTTACTCTGTATAATCTATTTTTAATCCTGATATTATTTTGAAATTTGAAATCATGCACATCTGTAGGATATAGATTAATTCTTAATGTTAATAGTCTAGCCTCAGGGCTATTTAACTCATATATATATTGACTCCAAAACTCACTAAATAATGTATTAAAAGGAGGAGGCTGACTACCTAAATGCTGGCAGTATCCAAAATTGTAATTTTGGTCTCCCGATTGCTCATAATGACTAATAAATCCATAAGTTTTCTGATTAGTAAATTGATAAGATGCATGATTTTGTATAGGGCTATAAAATCCAAATCCTCCTAAATTACTTGTCTTTGTGCCATTAAAGTATCCTAGCCTTACTACATTATCAAATGCCTGATATTCATTATCTCCCTTTTTACTAAATATAGCAGGGCAGTCAAATTGCATAGGCTGCCATAATGGCTTATTAATTAGAGGCGCAAATGGTATCTCTATTTTTAAGTCTCCTGTAGCAAAGTCATTAGTAGTGTTCTCATATTCATAAGCTCCAAATAGATACTCTCCTGTAGCTACATTAGAGGTAGCCTCTGTATATAATTTTGATACATGGTCTTTACTATCTTTTTTATATGTAAGTTTTGTAATCCTTTTATTATTTACAGGTTTTAACTTAAATTCCTGTGCATCTACTTTATGAGTCCAATCTAATATCTCTATATCATTAGACGCTGTATATGGCTTAAATACATCCTTATAAGTTTCTATCTTAAACTCTCCCGCCTCATCATGATTATTTACTACCACTAAATTAAATGCCTTTAATATACCTGATACAAAATCCCATTGAGACATATTACCTCTATTACAATTAGATAATATAGAGTCCGTCATTTCATCATTTCTCACTGAGAAAGTAATAGCGTCTATATGACCATCATCACTAAATTGCTTTACATCTGAGCTATTAGTCTGAGATACAAATTCTAGTCTTACTACATCTCCTGATTGTAATGTAGTATTTACAGAGTTATTTACATTCTCTGTATCATTACCACTAATAGTAATATAATGTATTGTTAAATTTGTGCCCTGCGTTACATTCCTAAGTCTAAGTCTTATATTTTCATTACCTGATGCTGTATTTTTTAGTCTTAAATCGTATGTTATATATACAGATTGATTATTAGTAGTAGCTGTAAATGTAGTATCATTAGTCCAATATATAGACTTTAAGGCGTCTGAGTTAGCTTCTGTAAATTTTAGAGGCGTATATCCTGTATAGGCTGAGGTCCAATTATCATTAGCAGACACTCCAGGATCAGACTCCTGCTCTATCCTTAAATTTCCTCCTATAGTTTTACCTGTATTAAAATCTATAAATACATTATCTAGCCAGTCTGAGTCTAAAAATGTGCTCACATAAGAAAATCCCGCCTCAAAAAATATTCTTTTTAACAGATACCTTACCTCTATCCATGGTCTAAATCCATCCTCTAAATATTCCATCTCCCATCCCATAGGTATTATACCTATTAAGTATTTTTTAGAAAATGAGCCAGTCCAATCACATAGCGGATACCTTAATACCTGACTATGTGTAGCTCCTGGAGAGCCTGCAAATCCTATATATCCTGATGATAATGGAGTAGATAATTCTATGCCTGTAGTCCATGATGTGGTAATGTTATTACTATTATATAAATGGTCTAGCTCTGAAAAATCTATATCACCTAATTTCTTATTTTCTAATAATGTTTTTAATGCTATAGTTTCTGAGTATAAATTTACATTATATGATATATCCCCATCAGTCTCAGTAATGTCTATAAGTCTTAATTTACCATCAAATATAGTATATCCATTTTCTTTTAATCTTATCCTAGTATGTTTATATGGATTAAATGATAATAAATCATCTGCAGTGCTTCTAGTTACATCAAATAAATTACTAAATACTCTATTATTTTTCTTTGTAGATGGTAGCTTAAATGCCTTACTATAGCTGGTAGTTTTTTCGCTTGCATTCTTAAAATTATCTACATTTAATGTAAGAGGTATAGTCTCATCCTCATATAAATCTAATATTACCTGCCCATCTGCAAAGTCCTCATATACTGAGTTTGCTGCGTTTTGTGTTTCTCTTATACTTATACTATCTACTAAAGTCCTGCCTCCTGTATCATCCCTATACTCTAATAGTAATAATGCTTGTGCTGCATTAGCTGTAAATGTATAGGTATATGTGCCTGGTCCAATACTATACTCTATAAATAAATTACCTCCTAAATGGTCTAATCCTGTGCCTCCTACATTTGTCTGAGTGCCATACATATTACCTATAAATAAATCTCCTGATGCTCCTGATGTAACGCTATGCACATCTATTACTAAGTCATAATCTACTCCTGAGGTAAGCCCTATAATTCTCTGATATACTCCCTGAGATGCTGGATTACCTGCACTATTAGAGCCAAATAGATTTAATAGACCTCCTGAAAATGATGGCTGTAATGTAGATGAGCCGTATGTGCCTCCTGTGCTATGATACCTACCCCAATTAGGCGCGGGCGTGGTAGTCTGTATCCCTATAATAGGAGGATTAGATGCTGCAGTAGCTACACTAGCTGTTGTCTGGCCGTTTAGGTTTGTATCAGAGCAATACTCATTTGTATTAGCCGTTACGCTGTATGTATATACACCATTTATATTTATTTGAGGATATACTACTAATTGCACACTCATAATTATACTCTTTGCGTTTGTCTATTTAATGTCTTTGTTATCTCAAAAGTATATTGCACTAATTTATCATTTACACTAGATTTTCTAATATGCTCTCCTGATGATATTGTAATAGGCTCTACATACTTTCTAAGGTATCCCTGGTTAGCATCATCTGCAGACCTAGGATTTATTACAAATACATCAGTGCTAATAAATAACTCCTCAAGCCATATAGCCTCATCCTCTGTAATAAAATCAGTATTTAATGTAATATTTTCTGTAATGTTATTTTTATATGCTTTCTTACCTCCTAAATGCCCGTGCGGTATAAATCTCTCCTCATTCCATGAGCCCTCTAGTTGAGTATAAGTAACTCTATCAGCTGCAAATGATTTTACTGACTTCTTTTGAAAATTATAATAATCCCATGCTCCATACTTATTTAGCCATGTTAATCTAGTGCTACCATATTTACAATCTGCTGCCTGATAATATATATAATATGTATTACTAATTACCTGGTCTAAGTCATTATACGCTATAATAGTATAGTAATCCCAATTAGCTGGTAATGATGCTCCTGCTCCTACTATGTTTCCAGGTCCGCATCCTATAAATTGCATTTTAGTATTACTATCAGTCATGTGCCCGTAATGTCCTCCATTTGCTCCTGACTTGTTTCTAGTAATTGTAGAGACTTGACTACCATTATAATAAAATACAAATACTATTTTTTTAATAGATGGATGAGAGCCTGCTCCTCCTACTATATAATCCTCCTCATACTGATCAAAAAATGCCATAGTCATATAATCATTTACATCTGCATATTGTTTATCTATAGGCGCATTAGTCAAAAATCTACCGCTACTATCATTCATTATCAAATTTGCAAAGTCTAAGTCATATCTAATATTACCGCTTACTCCTGAGCCTAATTTTAATATATCTGTATTGTCTAAATATCCATTATACATAATAAATTCATCTGTAGATACATCATTACCTGTATCCTCCTGCACAGGAGATGTAATATTATTTGCAAATTCTACCTTAAATTTAATTTTTAAGTATCTACAGCTAGTCCTATTAGTGCTATATTTATCTACCTGATGTATATTATGAGGAGTTGTAACTGAGTATTGCACTCCATTATATTCACTCCCATTTGTAGTATTACTATTATGCACATCTCCTCCTAAATATTCAGGAGATACATAATTACCTATTATAGGTCCAAAATCAAATATACCTACTCCTGCATCATTAGGGCTAACTTTTAATTTACTCCTAAATGTGCCATTACTAATAGATGTAGTTATATCCGCTGATTTTTTTTCTATATATACCTCAGCTATGTATTTTACTTTTACTTTATTTGCTACAGCAAATCCATCCTTTACTACAAATATAGTTCTTGCGTTTGCTGGTATTAATCTTTTAGCTGGTTTCTGTTCTATTGTTATGCTCATAAATTATAATTTTTGACTCAATATTACCTCTACATCCTCTGCAAAACTCTCTGCTAATTTTTGTTGAAATACCTTAAATGAGTATGATATAGGCTTACTATAAAAACTAATAGACTTTAATCCATAATTTTTAATTTTTCTAGACATTAAAAATGCTAAGGATTTCCTACTAATAAACTGCCCTCCTTTACTATCTTTTGCTCCCTTAGGCTTTCTACCCTGTATCCCTTTTGACCTTATCCAATCTACTAATATAGGTATAGGAGGTCCTTTATCTACAAAACTATAGGGAGACCTTTTACGCTTTCCATCTACAGCATAATAATATCTCTTACCTATAGCTCCTGATACTCCCTTATCTACATACTCTCCATAGCTAGCTGCGGTCCATCTAATCTCATATCCTCCATCTCTCTCAAATATAGTAAAATCTAAAGACTTAGCTAGACTACCTGTATTAGACCTTACCGCTATCTCACTCTCTGCCTGCCTAATAATATATCTACCATAACTCTCTAGATACCTCTCTACAGACTCAAAATTTAGACCAAATAATGCCATTATACGCTAGCTATAAATAACTCTACCTGTATATCATTTGATGTGCTCGGTCTTATTTGTAATGATGCTAAGTCTCCTGTAATAGCTGCAAATGCTGGAGTAGTATCCTCCTCTCCTATTGCTATATCATCTCCATTAAATAAGACATGAGATGCTCCCGCTCTTAATCTTACCTGATAATTAGACGCTCCTGTAACTACTCCTAGCATGCACTCATTTGTCTCATCTAAATTTGTAACTCTTAAATACTTTACATTATCATGATCTATATTACTAGCTGATGCATGATTAGTTGCTCCAAATTCTGCTATAGTAGTAGTCTGACTATGCGTGCATGATATAGTCCTCTCAAATGTATCTACTATACTTGCTGTAGTAGTTACATTAGTGCTCCCTCGGTTACTACCATTAATTGTAACTGACTCTGTAATTGTTGTTGTTAATGTCGGCATATTTATTATTTTTTATTTTTATCTATTTGTTTTAATTTACTTATAGCCCAATTTATACCACTGCTACCTCCCCAGGCATCCCACATTAGACCTCCACATCCCTCAGTATATGGCACATCTTTATTTTTTTCATGTCTCTTAAATGATGCCATCCTTGCTATAGTATCTCTACTAATTTTCTCTCTCCTTGCTAATTGACCTGCCCTGGTCCATCCTACTCTAGTGCCGCATGAGCTACCATTTTCTTTTTTATATTTAATAGCTCTTTTAGCATTATTAGTAGCAGACTGAGGATAGTCATTATAAGACTCTAGACTAATACTAATCTCCTCTAATTTTTCTAATATTTCATCATAAGTCATATCGTATCCTAAATGGTATTAATTGTATTGTTAATTTCCCTATCCTTATTTTATACATACTACACTATCATCTATAGGCACATCACATGAGTCTAATACAGACTCTATAATTATCCTTATATCACATACCCATCCTGTAAGCGTATTATCAAATCTCTCTGTAAATGGCTCACATGTAAAGTCATTATCTACAAAATATCTAGGCTCCTCTCCATGTTGTGCATTATAAGTATATGTATTTTCTCCATGTTTTAATAATGCTATAAGATCAGACATAATATGCATAGTATCATTTAATACATATTGCTCATTATCATTATCTGATATATCCATTATAAATACCTGAAAATTAAAAGTCTTTTGAGACATTGTAATATCTACATTACCTATATTTACATGAGCTAGAGGATATTTACTATTTTTCTCCAGGTCTATATCCCATAAATCCCCTGTAGTTACTTTCTCTATTTGCTCATGACTCTCTAATAGACATACTAAGGTATCTAATGTATTGCTATAAGTTTTATATCTTATTCCCATATTAATTATTTTCTCTATTTACTGACTTATCATTATTTACATCTAATTGATATGCCATATATGTAAAACACTCTAAGGCTGGTATCTTTGTAATCTCATCTAATTTATCTACCTTACCATCTGCTAGTCTGTAGATAGTTTCATACCATCCCCATTTTTTCTGAATAGCGCTAGCCTCTCCCTCATTGTCTCCGCCTTCAAATATACTGCCATAGTTTCTAAGAGTTGCGCTCCTAAAGCGTAAAAAAAAACACTAGCACCATTAATGTCCTCTACTTTTAGATTATCTCTAAATAGGTTTGCCCTATCCTGTGAGGGCTGATAATCCTCTATTATATACTTATCTCCATCCTCCTCTATAATTGGTCTATATAGTATAGATAATAATGTATGTAAATTTTCATACATGCCCTCCTTAATACACATCTCTATATCTACAAACTCTCCTAAACTTACATTTTTTAATTTAGGATGAAATCCATATTTTTTACCTTTAATATTTAATATATGTTTTAATTCCTGATTAGGCTCTGATTGTAACATGCCTTTCATTACCTCATTTATTTGTGTTAAATCAGGTATAGTCATATTCCATAAATCCTGCTCAGGTATATCTGTAAGATGATGTATCATCATTACTAATCTAGTATGGTCTGTAGTTTTTTCATTAGTTAAATAACTCATTACAGACATATATTTGTCTAATGATAGCTCATCCCATGTATCAGGCATGCTATACCATTTTGAGTCCTTACCTTTTTTTAGTTTTATTTGCATATATATTATAATAGAAAAATTAATAATTTAGTTTAGAATTGTATTAATACACATAATACCTACCATAGTTAGCGTCTATAGCAAAATAAAATCTCATCATTATTGCATCAGCATAGTCAGGCGACCTACCTATTATATCCTTTATTTTTGGCTTAGGTATTATTTGTAGCTTAGCATCCTTATCTATATTGTAACTTCTGACCTGCTCTAATTCCTGTATTATGTTATTTTTTGCTTTTATATCATTTGTAGATATACCTACTTTGCCCTTATTTATATAATCAGACATATAGTAATAGCATTGAGTTTTAAGGTTTTGGTAATTTTCTTTATTTAGACATTTACTACCATTGATAAATCCCCTACATCCTGGTATCATATCTACCACTCCTGATCCTATACCATCCTCATCAATAACTATATTTCTAGTATATACATCATTTTCTCTCTGTAGCTCTTTTATAGTATTAGCTACCTCAGTCAAAGATGATTTGTGTATAGTAATTATCTTATCTATATGCATGCCAGTCCATAGACAAATGATGGTCTTATCCTCTCCATATCTACTAATATCAGCTGATATATACCTATCTCCCTCCATCCCTTTAATCTCAAATAATGATATTATATTATCATAATGTATTAATCCATCCTTTGTAGCATCATACTCCCAATTACCATATAATAGTCTCTGCTTACTTATCTCATCTAATGACTCTAGATTAGTCTTATAATGTTTAGATATATACTCATTATCATCTACTAGACTTTGTATAAATACCCTATTAGGTTTTATTGTGCCCTCCTTTGCTGGCTTATAGTAATTAGAGTATAGCCATCCTTTACTAGGATTACAGGTAAGTAATAGAGTAGGAGTGAGTTTATTCTCATCTAGCTTATATCTAAGTCTAGACATTAATACCATCTTAGCTCTCTCTGTTATCTGATTAGCTTCATCTAAAAATGCAGAGGTTAGCTCATAACTTCCCAAAGAGTCAAAATTTCTATCTGATGGATACGCAAACATATCCTTTAATATAATCTCTGATTTATTAAAAAAGGTAATTACATTTGACTGAGCATTATAATTATAGTGTTTCTTACTCTCTATGCCCCATAATTTACATACCTCAAAAAATGTATTTAATGTAGTTTTTTTAAGTGAGTCTAATTTAGACCTACCCATTAGATGTCTGGTCTCAGGATATTTTAAGCACATCATCAATAGGTATGCACATCCTAAAAATGATTTACCTCCTCCTGCTGATCCTCCATATAGTATCTCATTAGTATTAGTATCAAATAAATACTTTAATGCTTTCTTTTGTTTATGTGTAAATGATGGCTTAATATTCAACCCCATCTATATTAATATCTATCTTTATAGGCTCATCCTTACTACT